TGTACGTCTGTCGCTGACAGATGCGTGTAATTTCTGTTGTCCCTATTGCCGACCTGCAGAAATTACGCCTCAAAGTCAAACACAACTATTATCCGTTGATGAATGGATGACCATCTTAGAGGCTTTCCATCGTATTGGTGTGAAAGCTGTGCGACTAACAGGTGGTGAACCATTGTTATACCCTCATATTGAAGAGTTGTTAGAACGGATCAAAGCAACTGGTTGGTTTGAAGATATTTCTATGACTACTAATGGTAGTCTATTATCATCTCGTGCTCAACGGTTGAAAAAACTAGGTTTAAACCGCGTAAATATCAGTTTGGACTCCCTTGAAAGTGACGCCTTTGCCACTTGTGTCGGTAAAGAAGGTCAACTTGAGTCCGTCCTTGATGGTATTCGAAGTGCTATTAATGCTAACTTTAAGTCTGTAAAAATCAATACGGTTTTGTCTCGACATTGGTCTGATGATGAAGTTAAGTCGTTATTACAATATGTAGAAAAGTGGCCTGTTGTATGGCGTTTTATTGAATATATGCCATTTCAAGGCGATGCGTTCCATGGTCCAACCTTTGATGAGTGGAAGGCTCAATTAGAACGTGTTAGTGGAGGTCCGCTTACAGAGGTTCACTCTGTGTATGGTTTTGGTCCTGCTACGTATTTAGCGCTACCAAGTGGAAAGGCTGTAGGCTTTATCTTTTCTATGTCTCATAGCTATTGTGATACATGTAATCGTGTACGTCTTACATCAGATGGGCAAATGCGTTTATGCTTGTTGCGTGATGATGAGGCTGATCTTGTATCTCTTGTGCGCAATGGTGCGACCGAGGAAGATTTAGCTTTGCATATTGAACGTGCATTGCAGCGAAAGCAAGAACGTCATGATGGCGTAGGTATGGAACAACCAGAACGTCCTATGTGGCGCATTGGAGGATAATATGGGATTTTTTGATTTTCTAAAACCAAGATCAAAAGAAAATATTGAATCATGCTGGCCTGGTGGTAAATTCCTTCAAGTCCATATAGAGTACGATACCATAAAAGCTGTATTTACCTATTTTGGCCGCTACGGTTTGAAATTTAGTGTACCTAAGGATAATCTAACACATGTTGTTGTTAAAGAGGTAAGTCGTACACATAGTGTACTTCAACTATATAGTGGTGAAGACTGCGTAGGAACGAGTGATTTGTTGCCTACAGAGGCATGTAATACTATGAAAGATTGGATATTACAATATTAATGGCTATGTTTTATAGGAATGTAATAAATATTCTTTACATTCCTATAAAAGAAGCATATAATTAGTCATGTCATGGACCACTAGCTCAGCTGGCAGAGCACCTGACTCTTAATCAGGGTGTCCAGGGTTCGAACCCCTGGTGGTCCACCATATCGCATGAGTGCGAACAAGTAATGGCCTGTTCCTTAAATTGGGGTAGGTCATTACTATAATTGAATATAATTTCAACCCTATCATCAAATATGGTAGCTTGCTTTATGAAAGTATCGATAATGCTTGCTCTGCCTCGTTTTGTGGTAGGGTTTTCTTTTGCCATTTTGTGTAGAAAGAACTCAATATGTTCTGCAGTTAATTGGATTTGATTACTTGCCATTTCATGGTTCGCACGACGTGTCATGTGGTCTTGTAATTCCGCCTCTGTTTTCTCTATTTGGTTTTGTAACGTATCAGATATGAACCCTTTGGCAATTGCTTTCATGTAATTATCTAATTCGGATTGTAATTGTTTGATACGATCATTAATCGATTGTAATTCTAATTCGCTTGTACTCATCATATCTTTATTGGCTTTGATAGCCATTTTTGCTAATTCCTCAATGGTATTAGGTTGATTGAGTATCTCAAGTGTTTTGTTTATGACGATATCCTCGACTATTTCACGTTTTAGATTTGGTGCATCGCAAGTGTGATGTTTTCGTCTGTTGTTACACACATAATAGTAATGCTTTTCGCCGCTCCGAGAAGTTGCCGTAGAGCCCACGTAATGAGCGTTACACTTTCCGCAATATAATTTACCACACAAATTGTAAAACTCGCTCCTAGATGCCTTTAATTTAATTCTACGGCTATTTGCTGATTGTACTTTATCAAATATTTCTTTTGAAACAATAGAAGGAATAGCACCTTCTACTATAATGTCATTCCACTTCATGATGCCGATGTATTTCTCATTGCTTAGAATTCGTCTAATTACCGCATATGAGAACTTTCCGCCTTTCTTGGAGAAATACCCTTTGGAGTTCAGAAACGAGCATATAGAGGGTATAGAGTGCCCTTTTAGGTACATATCAAAGATACGTTCTACTATTTTTGCCTCACGCTTGTTTATGATGAGTGAATTGTCTTTTGTTTTATCATATCCTAGCGGTGTAGGTGTGCCGTTCATCTTACCTTTTAATGCATTATCAGTCATGCCACGTCTAACCTTTTGAGCCAATTCCGCACTATAATATTCCGCCATGCCTTCTAATACAGATTCAAGGATAATACCAGCTGGGTCGCTACTAATATTCTCTTTTGCACTTAACACCTTAACACCATTACGTTTTAGAATAGATTTGTAAACTGCACTATCCTCACGGCTACGGCTAAATCGGTCTAATTGGTATACAATAACATATTCAAAGTTGTGTTTCTTTGCATCGTCAATCATTTGCCTAAACTCTGGGCGGTGGTCTGTACGTGCTGATAATGCTTTATCTGTGTATATATGGGTGATAATGATACCCTCACGCTCAGCATATGCTTTACATTCTCTTATTTGTCCTTCTATTGATTCATCACGTTGCTTATCTGATGAGTAACGTGCATATATAACTCCTTTTGACAATTCCATAGTTAATCCTTTCTATGAATAAAGCCACCTGTGTAGGTGGCTCTTTTTTTTATTAAAATATTCCGTCTAAAACATCGTCATACCAATGCTTTTTCTTTTCTTGCTTTTGTTCTTGTTGTGTATCTATTGTTAGTGTTCTATGTGCATCGTTTTGTGCTTGCCACTTGTCCAATGCCTTTTTAGTGCCATCATCTACTTTGTGCAAATCGTCCATTTCTTTTTGTGTCATGGAAATTGTAGCGTTTAGAAAATCCTGTTCGTCCATCAATTCAGACGTACCATCGTCATAATGCACTAACACTTTTGTTCCGTCTAATGCTTTAAACTCTTCATGAGAGACAATGTCTTTTGCCATTGCGGTAGTAGATAGTGCCAATAATGCAGTTAATAATACTAAAGTCTTTTTCATTTCCTTATCTCCCTTACTTGAAATGATGGTAGAAGTTAATATCATCTGTTAGATTTTCGTCTTTTAGATCATACCGCCTTACCATTTCTTCTACTAAATTGACATGACTATCTAAATAGAAATCATCATTGATGATATGAGATAACTCATGCCGTATTTCTGCTTTCATTTTATCATGTGGCAAGTTTTTATTCACATATATATTATGTGTGTCTATATCTTCCGTTTCTTCTGATATGGCCTTAACACATGGTAAATCGCAGTAAATTATATTCACTACCAATACAACACACTCCCTAACATTATTTATTTTTAGATTTCAAAAACTCGATGTATTCCACCGCCTTTTGCATATCTTCTTTTGATATGTCTTTCGCTGCCGAGAATAGAAGTCTAGCACCTGGCCGAGTACGTAACATTTCAGCGTACTCGGCTGTTTCTTTGTCTACATAGTATCCGTTTGGTGCTTGCATTTGTTGAGTATCATCAATTTCATTACTTTCCCCTGTTAGATATTGGATTGATACACCAAAATACTCGGATAGTTTTTGCAACTTATCAATTTTAGGTTTAGATCTACCTTTTCGCCAATCAGCTAATGAGGCCTGTGATATTCCTGTATCTTTCGACACTCGATAAGCCGTTAATTCCTTTTCTTTCATTATCTCGAATATGCGGTCATATGCCATTTTATCCACCTGTTTATAAAAAGTTAAAAATAAAACTGTAATTCTTAATTATTTTTATGGTGAGTTAATTGAATTGCTAGCATATGCGTAGTACTATGTAATCACAGGGTAACGCAAATACATAGTAATGTAAAAGCGTTGCATATACTAAATAAATACTTAGTAATTTGATTTTAGCAAAAAGCGAGGTGATAATCAATGAATTTGCAAAAAATCAAGCAGCTTATGAAAGACCAAGATATGACGGCTTATACGTTATCAAAGAAAACTGGTATTTCACAAGCCGCAATAGGCCAGTGGCTTAACGGCAAAAATGGTGCAAGTGTTACGAGCCTTCAAAAGTTGGCTGATTGTTTTGGTGTACCGATTGGCGAACTCATCAAAGAGGAGTGAGAAAGTGAGGTTGTTTATAGAAGAAATCTACAAATTTTATGAAAATCCTAAAAATCAAGCTGAATTTCAAAAATGGAAAAAAGCTAAAGTGTCCAAAGTAAGGAGTGATTGTAATGAATATTCGATTGAATTTCAAAAGAAATGCGGAACGATGGGGCCGCAGAATTGAAAGTGAACAATTAGATAAAGCTGAACAAAAGCGAGCGCATGATTTCGCATGGAATGCTTTTAAATGGGATTGTGATAGTGCGTGTCAGATGGTTGTTGATGCACTAGCGAAAAGAGGCTGGTAAAGAATGAAGCTACTCACAGAGATTGGTATATTTTTCCTTTGGATATTGGCTTTAGGGTTAAGTGCTGGTATTAGCTTATTCATAATCATAAGTCTTATGAAATTAGCACTATAAGGAGTGTTTCAACAGTGATTAAAGTATGTTATGCATTAAGAATTATAGGTGCAATTCTAGCAGTCGGTGCTATGGGTAGTCTTGAGATAGATACTATTGGCTTTTGGACTTGGTTTTGTCAAACCATGCTAGGTGTTACACTTTGGATTTTGGCTGGATATTGGTTAGATGATATTCACGAGTTAGAAAATGAAAAAGTCCGCTAATCATGGCCTAGGAAACCATAGCGGACTTGGTAGAGTGATGATCTAATAACACTCTACCTGTATTGTACAAAATATAGGAGATTAAAACAATGAATAAAACAGTATTAATGACAGCAACAATCGCATCTTTAGCAGTAAACGTATTTGCTGCTGATAACAATTTCATCGGCGGTACCGATAACACGGTAACCAATAATGCAAAAAGCGTTGGTGTTGTAGGCTATCAAAACACAGTAGGCGGTAACAACGCAGTAGCATTTGGTGAAAACAATATTGCTAATGGAACGAATAGCTTTGCTGGTGGTAATAATTCCAAAGCTATGGGAAGAAATTCTTTTGCATATGGTTCTCATGCCGAGGCACTTACAGAGTACACATATGCTATCGGTTCGCAAGCTAGAACTTCCGCATATGATACTGTGGCAATCGGTAACGGTGCATATGTTAGTGGTGTATCTAGCGTTGCAATCGGTCGTACAAACAATATTACTGGTGAAAATACAGTGGTTGTAGGTGCTAATAACAAAGACATTAAAGGCAATCAATCAACTGTGATTGGCTACAATAACAAAATGGCTGGTGATATGGAACAAACTATCATTGGCGCTAATTCTGAAACAAGCGGACAGGGTGCAATGGCAATCGGAACGCATACACAAGCAACTGCAATTGATGCGGTGGCAGTAGGTAATAACATCATCGCTGATAAACAAAACTCCGTAGCTATTGGTACAAATAGCGTTACTGATGATGCGGTAGGCGTTGATGGTATTACAATCAACGGCACTCGCCATGTATTTGCAGGCGAGCAACCTGCAAGCGTAGTATCCTTTGGTTCTCGTAGCCGTGCTGGTGCTGGTGGTGTTAAATACTATAACCGCCAGCTTCAAAATGTGAGTGCTGGACGTGTGGAAGCTGATAGCCTAGATGCCATCAATGGCAGTCAATTATTTGCAGTAGTTTCCGAATTGGAAACAACTGACGGAAAGGTTAACGCAGTAATAACTCGTGTCGACCGTCATGAGCAACGCATTGATAAAAATGTACAAGCAATCGCTAATCATGAAGGCCGTATCCAAACGCTTGAACAAGATAACAAAGATATCAAATCTGATTTAGCTAATACTCAAAATCAAGTGAATATCAATACTAAAGATATTGCAGACTTGAAAGGCAAAGTTGGTAACGTAGCAGCAATTAAGAATGAATTAAATAACAAGGTCAATAATCTTGGACAACGTGTTAATAAGTTGGGGGCATCTAGTGCTGCACTTGCAGGATTGCACCCATTGGATTTTAACCGTAATGACAAAGCATCTTATGCAGTATCTTACGGCCACTATAGAAACGCAAATGCAGTAGCGTTGGGGGCGTTCTATCGTCCAAATGAACGAACAATGATTGGTGCTGGTGTAAGCCTTGGTGGTGAAACACAACTCACATTAAACGTAGCTTTCAAAACTGGCAAAGGTTCTGATTACTTGGCAGAAGCAAAAGACAAAGATAGCCGTATCTCTAAATTAGAGGTTATGGTGCAAAAACTTATGGCAGAAGTTGAACAACAAAAGGCGGTGAAATAAATGGAAATTAATTTAACACCAGTTGTTAGTCAAAAAGAACAAGTATTCAAATGGAACAAAGACGAAATCAAAACATATTTTGAAGCACAACTAGAAAAGTATAAAGGACTTGTAGTAACAGAAGAAAACTACAAGGACATGGTAAGTGCTAAGAATGAAATTGTTAAGTATCGGACAACACTTGATAAATTCTGTAAAGAGAAAAAACGAGAACTCAAAAGACCTATTGAACTGTTTGAGGAAGAAGTAAATGAAGTATTGAAAGTTGTTTACGATGCAGAAAAGCCACTTGCAGAACAAATTAAATACTTTGATGAAAAAGAGGTACAAGTAAAAACAGATGCTATCAATAAGTTTATCGAAAAGATGGTTGAAAAATACAACGTGCGTGAAGAATACGCAAATCAACTTCAACATGATAAACGCTGGTTAAATAAAACTGCAAAGATGAAAGATATTGAAATTTCCATTGAGGGAATGATGATTGAAATTTCAAAGCGCCAACAATCAGATGATGATTATAAACAAATCTTAGCAGAGAAAAAAGGCATGATTGAGTTTGTTGTAGATACTTGTAACCAACAATACGAACTTGCCACACCAATCACATTTAATGAATGTTGGGATGCAGTAAAAGATATGCCACTAGATCAAGCTAGAGAGTTAATCAACGCAAAGTTTGCGGAACGTAACGAAATGGAAGAGGCAGCAAGAGCAAGCATCACAAATGAACCAGTTGAAATAATCGAAGTTGTAGAAACAAAAACTGGTTTAAAAGTTACTGTTTATGACTTAACCGAAGAGGATGCAAAAGATTTAACTGATTTCTTAGAAATGCGTGGTTACAAGTACAAAGAGGTATAGATGGATAGTAGATATATAGCGGTTAAGAGTGTACCGCAATCAGCTTTAAAGCCAATCGAGTTTGGGAAACTAAAAGGCAAGTATGATATTTCTCCTCAATGGAGATGGGAAATATTAACCGAAACATATGGTATGTGTGGCATTGGTTGGTACTTTGACATTGTAGAAACAAAAGAAGTGTTGGTAGAGGCTACTGGCGAAACGATGCTTTATGTAAAAGTAAATCTTTATATCAAAGATGGTAACGAGTGGAGTAAACCAATTCCTGGTTATGGTGGCGATTTCTTAATTCAAAAAGATAAAAATGGTTACCACGGAAATGATGAGGCATTCAAGATGGCGGTTACAGATGCATTAGGTACTGCAGCAAAAATGATTGGTGTAGGTGCTGATGTATACCGAGGTTTACAAGATACAAAAATTAATGCAGCAGCTGAAAAAGAAAAGAAAGAAAAAGAATTTGACCCTCACAATGCATACGCAATCATTTTGAAGATGGCAAAAGAACATGGGGTAAGTGAAGAACAAGTAGCACACCAATTAACAGAAATGTTTGGTGTTGGTGTGATTGATAACATTACAAGAAATCAAATGTCAAAACTCTACGACTGGGTAAAAGGTTATGAAGTGGACAACAAGTAACATTGAAACACTCCGTAGTCCGCTAGGTGTAATGGTAGTAATACCTGCACCACATGACAATGATCTATCAAAGATTACTGCTGACAAAGAATATACAGTAGAAATCAAACGTAAAACTAAATCAAGAAGTCTAAATGCTAACGCTTATTGCTGGCTTATAGCACAGAAGATTGCAGTTGAATTAAGTAAGAACAGTTACACAACAAAAGAGGATGTGTACAAAAAGGCTATCAAGGACTGTGGACACTTTACATATGTTCCAGTCCGAGAGGATGCGGTAGAACGCTATATTCAAATATGGCAATCACACGGCATAGGCTGGCTAGCCGAAGATGCTGGCGAATGTAAAAGTATCAAAGGTTATCACAATGTAATGTGCTATCACGGCAGCAGCGTTTACACAACAAAAGAGATGGCAAGACTAATTGATTGTCTAACAGATGAATGTGATCAACTAGGTATCAAGTTAGAGCCTAGTGAGTACATCCAAGCACTCATAGAGGGGTGGGAGAGTGAACAAAAGAAAACGTGAAGATGAAAAACTTCTAAAACAAAATAGACCTAAAGTGCTTGAACGTGATAACTACTCATGCGTACTGTGTGGCGGTCATGAGGGTATAGCAATACATCACATTGTATTCCGTTCGCAGTTAGGCAAAAGCACAATGGATAACCTAGCTTGCTTATGTATTCATTGCCATATACCAATAGCACATGGGTGCGATGCAAAGTTAGTTAGAAAACGATTACAAGAAATAGTTAAGGAAAGGACTTATAGATATGAAAGAACTCAAAGTTATTAAAGCGTGGTGCGATAGTCAAATTAAGCATTATCAACAATGGGAAAGCGAAAAAGAATACAACGATGCAGCAAACGAACTCAGATTGTTGGATACTTTGTCAAATATGTTAGATAGTGCTATTGACGAAAGTCAAAGACCAGCTGGTTCTATCGTGTTTAGTGGTAGCAATATCAAATGGGGAACTACAGATAGTGAGGACTAGCTTATGGCAGAGCCTAAAAGATACTTTTGGTTAAAGTTACATAAAGACTTCTTCAAAAGAAAAGAAATTAAGCGATTGCGTAAGATTGCTGGCGGTGATACATACACGATCATATATATGGAAATGCTACTACGTTCAATCATTGATGGGGGTAAGTTATTCTTTGACGGCTTAGAAGATGATTTTGCATCTGAATTAGCGTTAGATCTTGATGAAGATGAAGAAAATGTAAAAATCACTATCCAATATCTATTAAAAACAGGTCTGTTAGAGATATGTTCTGATGAAGAATACTACCTACCAGATACAAAAGATAGTACAGGGTGTGAAACAGCAGTAGCCGTAAGGGTTCGTAGGCATCGAGAAAAGCAAAAAGCGTTACAATGTAACACCGATGTAACGCAAGTGAAACATTTGTGTAACGGAGAGATAGAGTTAGAGAAAGAGATAGAGTTAGAGAAAGAGATAGAGTTAGATAAAATACATTGTCGTGTAAAACACGACCATACACATAACCCAATAACTGAAATCATTGATTATCTTAATCTAAAAACTAACAAAAACTATAAAACCACTACACAAAAAACTAGAACATTGATTAAAGCACGAATGAATGAACATTTTACTGTTGATGATTTCAAGATTGTTATTAACAAGATGTGTACTGAATGGATGGGGACTAACATGGAGAAATACCTTAGACCAGAAACATTGTTTGGTACAAAGTTTGAAAGCTACTTAAATCAAACACTCACTAAATCGGAAACGGAAATACGAATTGACAATGTAAATGCATTAATCGACCAATACGAAAGAGAGGAGATGAAGAGTAATGGGCAAGGTGGATATTCTGAAAGCAATAGCACCATTGACTGTGATGTACAAAAAAGATATTGATAACAAGAAACTTGAATTATATGTGTCGATGTTAAGTGATATTAACCCTGTTACATTGAGTGCTGCGGTTGAAAATCTAATTAAAAACTACGAATACTTACCTACAGTAGCTACTATCAGAAAGAAAGCTAAAGAAATTAGCGATTATGTAAACTCTGTTCAAGAACTAGATACTGCACAAGGTGCATGGGAAACAGTTATAAAGGCAGCACAAAGTTATGGATATGATAGAGGACTTGAACGATTAAGTGGATTGACACTAACCTGTGCTAAATCTATATGGTCATCTTTTGATCCACGCAGGGGCGATGATTACAACGAAAGTAGTTGTAGGGCTCAATTTATCAAACAATATGAACAGATGGCTACTAGAGAACAACACAAAATCAAGATGGCGGATGCTATTAAGCATAATGGCTTATTGCTGGAAGCTAAACAGAAGTCAGAACAGGAACGCATAGCACTTGAAAGTAGCGAACGAACAATCAAGATGTTACCTACAGGAAATCTAATTGAGGTAGTAGCAGAGCGAAAACCAGTTGATGTAATGAAGATGGTTGAAAGTAGCGATATATCAGATGCTGGCAAGGCATTATTGAAACGTGCTATAGGAGGATAGATGAAACAAAAACCAAAGGAATTTGAAGTGAGTTGCAATGTATCGTTCAATGTTAGTTTTACAGCACTAGCAACCAGCGAAGAACAAGCAAGGGTAAAGATTGAAAACTTACTAGAAATCATGCGGAATGAGGCAACAGTCGATTGCCACATTCATCCTAGCTACGATGTGTTTATTGATGATGTAGAGGCTGAATTAAACCAGCTTAGTTATTGGTAAGGGGGATAAATGCTAAGTAAAAAACGAAAGATGGTAATCACTATTGAGATACCTCTAAATGTGGAAACGCAAGAAGAGGCATCTCAACAGATGCAAATGATTATGAGTGCTGATACAAAGACCTTTGAAAGCCTAGAGGAAATCATCAAGGTGTATAAAGGAACAATGTGTATCGAACAGAAAATATAGGAGGAATGAATGAACACAGTACAAATTATGGGGAACTTGGCACGTGATCCAGAAGTACGTTATACACAAACAGGCCGAGCGGTTGCAACGTTCACAGTAGCTGCAACAAATACTTATATTGATAGTGCTACAAATGAAACGAAAGAACAAACGGCGTTTATTAATTGCGTTGCATGGGGCAAGCTGGGTGAAGCAGTAGGCAACTATAGAAAGGGAAATCGCCTATTTGTAGAGGGGCGAATTCAAACACGTTCATATGAAAATAGCGACGGCCAAAAGAAATATGTAACGGAAGTTATTGCCGGTTTTGTTGGGTTATCCGCTTTAAATGATGCGGCAACTGAAAGCAATTTTGATAATTTTGCAGATGATAAGGGGAACGATGAAAATGTTCCGTTCTAAAGGGGTATAAATTATGGAGTTGGTTCAAAAGAAACGAAAGCAACAATACATAAAAGCATATTGCCTTATGTATCCGTGGTACACATATGAGGCGCATTGTGAATGGGTTGAGGCGGTAACTTATGCAAGTCCAGGTCCTAGAAGTAAGCCTGATAGATTTAAGCATGGGCGGCATTGTTTAAAGTGGTTACTGGAATATGATGCACACTCAATGAGTGGCGAAACGAATATATGGGGCATAGTAAATGATAGATGGTGAGTATATAGGAGATGCACATTTGGGGGTTATTTGATGATGGTAATGGTTGCTATCGTCAAGCGGTAGATGAATATAACATGAATATGGGGGGGCAACACACAATCACATCAATAGGAATTGGTGATGCGTGTATCAACCAAGACCTTGCAGTTAATATGCTGCATAAACCCAACGCATTATGGGAGCAGTTGGACAAGCTAGATAGACCTGATGTTATTCTAGCTAGTCCACCTTGTGAAAGCTGGAGCGTGGCAAGTTCTATGAAAGGTGGTAATGCGTGTTGGAAACAAGAAAAGGATATGACAATCAATCTATTTGGTGAATATGAGCAAGGAAGTAAATTCACAATCAGAAATCACATTGATTATGAAAACTACCAATTCAAGTATGATAAGTCATTTCTAACACGTATCAATGGTGAGATGTGCATATACAACACATTGAAAATCATTGAGCGGTATCAACCTAAAGTATTCGTGATTGAAAACCCAGCATATGGACGGATATGGGAATACATCAAAAATGTAATAGGGTTCGATGTTCCTTATGAGAATTTAACCTATTACAACAACTACGATTACCCAGTTAAGAAACCAACTAAATTTGGTAGTAATATCGATTTAAAGTTATTAAATGACAATATAAAGTCTAATTTACGATGGGCAGACTTAAAAAGTAATGGTAATCGATATAACACAAGGTCAAATATTCCGTTGGATTTAGTAAAAGATATTTTAAAACGATGTGAACAATATGTAGAGGGGTGAGTGTTTGACAGAGCAAGATATTCAATATGCGTTAGGGCAACATTTGTTTCTTAAAAATATATGCATACCTAATGTAATGATGAGGGATAGCGGAAAGCCGCCTTATGAGGCTGACTTTGTATACTTCAATCTAAACACTTTGCACTTAACAGAAGTTGAAATCAAAACGGATATAAATGATTTCAGAAATGATTTCAAGAAAGCACGTTATCACGATAATCACAATGTGATGTATCTGTATTACGCAATACCAAGAGATTTGTATGATGATCATTATGAAACGATTGATGAATTACTTGGTGATGCTGGTCTAATCTTAATTGATGAAATAGATACATTTGATTTTAGAGGCAATATTTATGAGTTTGGTGGCTTTGTAAAAAAGGCTAAACGAATAAAGGGTTCTGTTAAGTTAAATGAACAAGAAAAAGAATATTATATGCGAATTGGGTGTATGAAGTGGGTGAATAGATAATGCCAATAAATAGCAAACAAAAAGGTGCTAGAGGCGAACGAATGTGGTGTGATGTATGTAGGTCGCATGGGTTCGATAAAGTCCGAAGAACTGCACAATATTGCGGTAATACAGGCGATGCCAGCGACTGCATTGGACTGCCTAACATACATCAAGAGGTGAAGTTTGTAGAAAACCTTAATGTAAGGAAAGCATACGAGCAAGCCGAACACGATGCAAAAAAAAGTGGTGATATTCCTATAGTAGCTTGGAAAAAGAGTAATAAACCTTGGTTAGTGGTGTTAAGTGCGGAGGATTTCTTCCGTATATATAAGGAAAGTGAATGGAGTAACGAAAATGGCAATTAATATGAGTGAGTTTGTGCCTGACACTAACCTTAATTGGTTAGCGCTGGCAGCGTGTGTGTATGGAAATATAACGGCTGGTAGAGCGTTATGTTGTTTAGGGTTGGTAGGAACCAATCCTAAAAGGGGATATAAACGTGTAAGTGAATTAGATGGCAATTCATTATTGAAAATGCATCAGGCTGGAATGTCATTAAGAAGTATTAGTGCGAAAGTTGGTGCAAATAGAGATACAGTAAAACGTGCATTGATGATGTTAGGGGTGGTGGAATTTTGAGTGAAAAGATGAAAGTAAAGTTAGTAAGTGAGTATGCACAACTACCAACAAGAGGTAGTAATGATGCAGCTGGGTTAGATTTGTATTGTCCGTTCCATATCAAAGTGCCTGCTGACAGTCAAAAGAAAATACCATTAGGAATAGCAGTAGAAATTCCAAAAGGTCATATGGGTTTATTAGTACCAAGAAGTAGTATGAGTAAGACACCTCTAAGATGTGCAAATAGTATTGGTGTTATCGATGCTGACTATCGCGGTGAATTAAGCATTGCATATGAAAACGTATCTTGTAAAGATTACACGATAGATAGAGGTGATCGCATCGCACAATTAATCATCGTACCAGTAGCAATGGTTGATTTAGTGGAGTGCGATGAATTAAGTGAAACAGAAAGAGGTACTGGCGGTTATGGCAGTACAGGTAAATAAGAAAGAGATGTGGGCGGTGAAATATCCGCCCTATCATAAGAGGTAAGTATGAGGAGTTACTACAGAAAGTTGAGGCAACATATATTATCTTGCCAAGATTTCCAAAGTCTTAATGAATGTTTTGACATGGTATACAACGCATGGAATGTAAATGATATTGGAAATCGTGAGTATTATAAATTGATGAAACTAATGGATAGTGTTGCGAATAAGGGAATTAAGTGTATAAAGATAGGGTTATAAGATATGGGAAGGATTAATTTAGAGTTGCTATCTAGTGCATTAACAATAGTTATAGCTGATACGATAATCAAACCTAGAATTGAAGTTGAGGATGGTAGTGTAAAAATCGTATATGAGTTTTGTGGTTCGACTATTACAGAATTATCAACAGTATTTGAGCTTGAACAATGTTATAGATTAGATTTCTTTGTTGAAAAGGTTATTCTTAAAATAAAACACCGAATCTACAACTTTATGTCAGAAAGGTATATTGTTAGATGACAAATTATAGCGGATACATTGAACACTCCGACTTTTACATAGCACCTCAAAGCTATCAAGATGCATTTGAGTTTTTATGCCAGCTTACAGTTGAGAGTGAAGAGAATGTGTTTTATATCGGTAAAGTAAGTGAAAATATAGATGATTTTGATTTGTATGATGTAGTTGAATTTAGATGGAATGAGGATAGAGGAGCGTGGGTACAATATGATCACAGATAAACAAGGTAGAGAGTGGTTACTTCAAAAGTTATATGAAGGGGGCTGGCGGTATTGTGTAATGGATAACTACGAAAACATATATCTAACAAACGAAAAGCCGTCCATGTATGATGATGTAGATGAGATAAGAATAAGTAGTCTTAATGAGTATAGGAATGTAAATGTTATTGGCGTGATGCTTCCTACGCTGAACCGAAACGAGTGTATAGACATTGCAGAAGAATTAGGTATTGTAGACTGGAGGAATGTTAAGGTTGATACCCCTGTATTGGTTAAAGCGTATGAACAAGCTGATTGGGAAAAAAGATATTTTGCATATTTCAAAGATGGTAGAGTATATGCTTGGTTATGTGGTACGACATCTTGGAGTGCTGATAATGATGAAGATGTAATGTCTTGGGATTGTGCAAAACTAGCAGATGTCTAAATAGATGACATGGTTTATGTTCTTTTGTTTGTGGCTTGCAGTTGGTAATACAAATAATGGTTATGCAAATGCAATTATATTTGTTGCGTGGTGTGTGTTGGTTTACTTGATACTTATAAATGGTGGCTTTAACGAGTGAGGTGAAGTGTTTGGTAGAATTAGACGAAAAACAATTGATAGAAAAAGCAGTTGAGTACTTACAACCAGTTAAGCTAGTTGAAACACAAATCAAGTCTATTGAACAAGAGATTAATTTATTGAGATGTAACATGACAACAATAGGTGCAATTGATTATTCAAAAGACAGGGTTAGTGGTGGCGGAACGCCGCAAGGGTTAGATGGAAGTATGGCTAAATTCCTTGATACTGTGGCGGAAAGAAACAAACGTATCGATGAGTTAACTGATTTGAAGTGTGATGCGATCAAGCGTGTTGATGCACTAGATGAAAAGCTAGGGGCAATCATATTGAGATATGAGTTTATCCTTAACAATTCAGCTGACGAAGCGTTAAAAATGCTTGGTAATTATTCGGAAAGACAAGTGAAACGATACAAACAAAAAGCCTTGTTGGAGTTTGGAAAAAACTTGTCCCTAAATGTCCCTAAATGTCCCTAAATGTCATTAATTGTCAGTGTACCTATAGTTTGCCATTAGGTATAATATATATGTAAGAGTTGCCATTAAGTGACTTTTACTCACTCCTTAGGACATCAAAACACAACAACAAGCACGCCCATATAAGAGCGTGCCTTTGTTGTATATGGGCGAAATGGAACGTATGGCGCTAACGGTCGCAGAGTAGCAGCGCAACCATATTTGATTAGTAAGGAAACAACACTATACTTTTTTCTAATTTCAATTTTGAAGTATGTGTTGAGACAAAATTTTATATGTAAATTTACTTCACAACTGATATAGGGTAAGTCGAATATCATCAAGCATAGCTTATACATTATACATTTTCAGATATGAACTTACCCTTTATTGGTTACACATTGACTACTGGTAGCTAACAACCTCCAATAACTTATTGATATACTTGTTGTTATTTAGCCTAACACGTAATTAGAATTCATCAAATGTTAGCTGCTAGTATTGAGTGTGTAATGATCATTGAAAACTGAAGTTGTATTGGTTTCCTAGGAACTAACCATGATACAGAGTTTTAGAAGGAACGCTAATTCCTGTGTGGTTACATTGGCAAAAGTCCAAGGGTATAACTTCGGTTTTGAGTGATTAATACACAACAAATGAATAAAACTATCAATATATGGGGTATATCCACGGCGATATATCTCATTTTTTGTATAAAACTAACAAAAGAGGGAAATATGACACAGGTACATTGCGATAGAAAGCATTGCTTGAACAATGATAAATATGGAATATGCACTGCTGATGTAATCGAATACAACGGATTGTGTCAGACATACATAACGGCTAAACATTCTTGTAAGCCACATTGCGGAATATGTCGCAAGGATAAAGGCAAGTTAAAGCGGAGAGGCGGTGAGGTTCTTAAATAATGGAAATTGTAACGAAAAGCTTACATGAATTAACTCCATATGATAAGAACGCACGCAAGAATGATAAAGCCGTTCCGTTAGTAGCTAAATCAATTGAACAGTTTGGATTTAAAGTACCGATTGTCATTGATAGAAATAATGTAATTGTATGTGGGCATACCAGATATAAGGCAGCACATGCATTAGGCATTGAAGAAGTACCTTGTATTATTGCTGATGATCTAACAGACCAACAAATAAAAGCGTACAGATTGGCAGATAACAAAGTAGCTGAGGCATCGAAATGGGATAAAGGTATTTTGTCATTAGAGATGAATGAAATATTTGATTTCGATATGTCAGACTTTGGTTTTGAAATTGCTGACCCAGTTGACACAGTTGAAATAGAACTACCGCAAAAGGAAAACGAGCGTGAGCGGACGGCTAATGCATATAACTTGTATGATTTTGATGAAAACAGATGCACAGGAATATATGACATACCTACAATAGACAAGGTGATACATACGCCGAAGTCATTAATGGGGTTTAATTACTGTAAAAGTACACCGCCACAAGATGGCGTAGGGGTTCATTTCTTCCTTGATGATTATCAATTTGAACGAGTATGGAACAGTCCTGAGGATTACTGTACTATGCTTGCAGATTATGATTGTGTATTAACGCCTGACTTTAGCTTATATACGAACATGCCAATAGCGATGATGATATGGAATACATATAGAAGTCGCTTAATCGGTCAGATGATGCAAGATTATGGGTGTACGGTTATCCCTACTGTGTCATGGGCTGGCACAGATAGCTATGATTTCGCCTTTGATGGATTACCAACAGGCGGAACAATAGCGGTATCAACTATAGGCGTTAAAAGAAACAAAGATGCATTTGATATATGGGTACAAGGCATGGACGAATGTATGAAAGTGGTTAAGCCTCATAACGTAATCGTATATGGCGGTGATATAGGGTACACATTTGATTGCGATGTAACATATATCAGCAATTCAGTAACTGACAAAATGAAAGGGTGAGTACATAATGGGTGGCCGTGGTGCTGGTTTTAACAAAAAGAATAAAGGTTCTATCATAACTGGCATTGCTGACAGTGATCTAAAAGTAAAAGATTGGTTTCAAAACAAGATTGAACTACCACATTATGTAATGCACCCTAGACACAGTGAATTGCATTGGGGCGGTATGACAATACTCGAAAAACGGCCAAAAGCAATTAAAGTAGGGTTTACAATTGAAACGCTAGACGGTGAGCGTGATATCCATTTAAAACGATGGATACCTAAAAGTGCATTAGAGAGTAGAAAAGCTTATCAAAAGGCCGAGCAAGAACGAGAAAAAGCATCGTTAAAGAAATATAACGAGGGCAAAACAAAATATGATAAGTTGATTAAATTTGCCAAAGAAAACAACGTAAAGGGTGTACGTGTTGGATTAAGAAAAGACACGATAATAGCTAAATTAAAAGACAAAGGTATTGATTATAAATGGTGAGGTGAGTACATGGGCGGTAGAGGTGCTGGTCTAGGTGGAAAAAGTGCTATATCGATAACATTTAAAGATGGTAAGACTAGCATGTTCAGAATGAATGATGCTGGCGTGTTACTGGAAAATGGACGTCCTAGCAACTTAAAAACATCTATTAAGCAATTGGAAAGACATGCTAAAAGTAATGGGCTATCCGTCAAAACCTATAACAATAAACAATTGAAAGAATATGATAAAGCATATGCAAAGCAGAGAGAGGTTAGTAATAAACGCTTAAATGAATTAGACGTAAGCAAAAATGCTATTGGAACCGCAGTTTCTAAACAATATAGAAACAGCACAAAGTCCAGTAGATTAGGACGTAGAGGCGTGTATTAATATTGTAAACAGAGATTTAACAGAGAAAGGAAGTGAGCAAAGTTAGACGGACTGACAATTTAAAAAGCATTGACAAAATGTCTAAAGAAGAACGCAGTGAATTTTGCTCACGAGGTGGAATAGCTAGCGGAAAAAAACGGCGTGAGAAACGCACATGGAAGGAAATAACTAACACATTACTTGATACACCATTAAAAGATGGCCAAGTAGATGAGAAAATAAAAAGCCTTGCAAGTGCTAAGGGGTTGAATATAACCGCACAGACGGCCATTGTACTAAAACAGGTAGTAAATGCAATCAATGGGGATAATAAGGCAGCCGAATTCGTATTGAATGTATCTGGCGGACTTACAGAGAATGATGAGCCAACACAGGATACATTTAAGCGTGTTGATTTAACCGAGGTTATCATTCCACATTATGACGTGGTAAGTGCTGATATTAAACGGCATAGGCACACGCATTATTGGTTGACTGGTGGCCGTGGTAGTACTAAATCGTCATTTGTTGGCATTGAAGTAGTCGATACTTTGATGAGTAATAAAGATTGCCATGCAGTTGTCTTACGTAAGGTAGGGCAGACACTCAAAAATTCCGTATACGCTCAGATAGAGTGGTGTATAGAGAAGTTAGGTGTATCTGATAAGTTTACGTTCAAGAAATCACCGCTAGAGATCATATACAATCCAACAGGGCAACGGATATTATTCCTAGGTGTTGATGATCCACAAAAAGTAAAGTCAATTAAATTACCATTTGGGTATGTCGGTATAGTATGGTTCGAAGAATTAGACCAATTTGCTGGCATGAATGAAATACGTAACATAAACCAGTCCTTATTACGTGGTGGTGATAAGTACTGGTGTTTTTATTCGTTCAATCCACCTAAAAGCCGTGATAATTGGGTGAACGTAGAACAACTAACAGATGA